ATGTAATGGATGTTGTGTATGGTAGAGTAAAGCCATCTATAGAGGAATACGAAAAGAGAATCAAAGGCATCAAGGCTGGAAGTGGTCCAGATTGGTGGGAGAATAATATGAATGAAGAATCTACATCGGAGTTGATTCGTAAGAGCCATTCGAAAAGAGGAGCACCAGGAACTCTAAAACGAAAAGTAAAAGGTAAGATGACTGTTGCTAAAGCTCGAGCCTTAAAAAATAAACCTGGTGCAACCACGTTAGATAAAAAACAAGCTAACTTCTTTATCAATATGCATAGTGAAGATGCAGATAGATGTTGGGATGGTTACAAAAGAGCTGGAATGAAGAAAAAAGGTAACCGAATGGTTCCAAATTGTGTTCCAGAAGAAAATACAAATGAATCCTTAAAAGACTGGTTTGGTAAAGGACCTAAAGGTGATTGGGTTCGTATGGATACTAAAGGAAACATAAAAGGCGATTGTGCAAGAGAACCTGGAGAAGGTAAACCTAAATGTTTACCAAGACAAAAAGCACATTCAATGTCTAAAAAAGAAAGAGCATCTGCTGCAAGAAGAAAAAGAGCAAAAGACCCACAAGTAGATAGACCAGGTACTGGAAATAAACCTATCAACGTGAGAACGGAAATGAAAAGTTTTAAAGAGTTTAATCTAACAGAGGCCAGTAAACCTAATAATCCAAAGCTGTGGTCTCAAGCAAAAGCATTGGCACGTTCTAAGTTCGATGTATATCCATCTGCTTATGCAAATGGTTGGGCAGCCAAATGGTATAAGAAAAAAGGTGGTACTTGGAGAAATGGTAAGTAATGGCTTTAGGTAGTCTGTATTTTAATCACACAACCAATACTGCTGAGCAAAGGCTTATTGAAGATCTGGTAACAGAATCCATTAAAATTTATGGAATTGAGGTTGGTTATCTAGGAAAAACAATTGTTGGAAAGATGAACTATACACCGAAGATGAAGAAGCAAAATTTGAAGAAGTAACAGATGTTGTGATGTATATAAAAAGTGCTGATGGATTTCAAGGTGAAGGTGATTTCTTATCGAAGTTTGGTTTAGAGATAAGAGATCAAATGACGCTTTGTGTGGCAAGAAGACATTTTGCAGAATCAGTTGAACAAGAACAAAATATATTTAGACCGAGAGAAGGTGATCTTATTTTCTTACCTTTAAATGAAAAAATGTTCCAAATTAATTTTGTTGAACATGAACCAGTTTTTTATCAAATGGGTTCATTACAATTTTACGAATTAACTTGTGAGTTGTTTGAGTATAGTAACGAAAGATTTAATACTAAAATTGATGTTATTGATCAAATTCAAACAACACATTCACTTGATATCTACAGTGAAGTTGAGATGACAACAGAAAACGATCTACCAATTTTCACTGAGGATGGTTATAGGTTGCTATCAGAAGATGAAGATAGATTGGATTCAAGCGCTGATACAGCTAGAGATTTTGATACAATTACTGATTCAGAAAGTATTTACATTGAAACTCAAGGTGATTCTATATTAGACTTCAGTGAAGCAGATCCATTTAGTGAGGGTAACTTATAATGTTTGGTACACAATTTTATCACGAAACGCTTCGTAAATATGTTATTATTTTTGGAACGCTATTCAACGATATTCGTATCTCTAGAACTGATAGTAATGGAAACAGAGTACAAGATTTAAGAATACCATTAGCATATGGACCTCGTGATAAAACTCTTGCTAGACTTGAACAAGATCCAAATCTTGATAGAGAAGTAGCAATCACTCTACCTCGTATGTCATTCGAATGGATTGGTCTAAATTATGCAACCGAACGTAAGTTGAATACAATTAGAAAAAATGTATACACTGCTAATTCAAATGAACAATCAAAACTACGTACAATGTACAATCCAGTACCATATGATATTACTTTTGAGCTCAATATTATGTCTAAGTATGTTGAAGATTCAACAAGAATAATTGAGCAAATTGTTCCTTATTTTACTCCAGAGTTTACAGTCTCTGCTACAATTATTCCAGAAATGAATTGGAAGATTGATATTCCTGTAGTTCTTGATGCAATCAGTGTACAGGATACATATGAGTCCGACTTCACTCAAAGGCGAGCAATAATTCATACTTTAACATTTACACTTAAAGGACAATTATTTCCAAGAGTTGTTAAGACTGGTATTATTAAAACTGCTAATCTTAACTTTTATGTTGATACGAACTCAGTACTTGCTAATAATCATCCTGCAAACACAGTTTATGCTACAGTTAATACATCTGCTAACGTACTTCACCACAGAACTACGATTACTCCAGGCTTACTATGAAATGGTAGCCCAACAACAAACTCGAGTCTGTCAATCGATAAATCTCTAATTGATGCAGACGATGATTATGATTACATTATTAACTTTGAGGAGTTTTTCGATGGCTCAGCAAACTCTGCCTCCTAAAGATCATTTAGATCTAACTGATCCAATTGCCAATGCTCTAGAAGTCACACCCGTTGACGATAAAACTGTCACATTACCTGACAGAGAAAATAAAAGGCCTAAGGAAAGTCAAACAGAATTAGACCTAGAGTATGCTCGTGAAAACTATATGGACCTTATCGAAAAGGGGCGTCACTCTTTAGAGGACTTAATGGATATTGCAAGACAATCACAACATCCGAGAGCATATGAAGTAATAGCAACACTTATTAAGACTGTTACAGATACGAATGAAAAGGTGGTTAATTTACAAAAGCAAGCTAAAGAAATTCTTTCGGACTCTGAACAAGCTAAGAAGGTAACAAATAACAATCTGTTTGTGGGTAGCACTTCAGAGCTGACAAGAATACTTGGAGGAAATGCAAGAGATATTTTAAAAAATGAATAAAGTATATGTTGAGTTACGTGATATTGCTAATGAATTTGACAATCTTATATTAGAAATTGATCCAGCAGACAATCAATTGGGATACATGTGGTTTAATGCACTTCAGCACAATTTAAAAAGTAAAACAAATAATGCTGAAAAAAACCATATGCTGTATGGTTGGGCAAAAGAAACAACGTTACACAATCATCCAGGTATACGAGACTATAAAGTTTTATGCGATGAAATGAATTGGGCAATAAAACAAATTAATAAAGAGATGAATACAAGACATGGTTATCCAATTATTAAAATGGATTTTAATAAAAAACTATTAGATGATCCAAATTTGTTTAGAGATGCAGCAAATGAAATACATCATCATTTTGAATTGTTAATAGGCCAAGTTTGGAATCCCAGTCAATGGTGGAAGAAAGACATGTCTGGGGTCACAAGAAACGCAATAAGAACAATTAATAATGTCGTGCATCAAATGGAGGCATTGTTTGCAAAAAATCAAGCTATATTTTTTTCTTTAAACAATGTCGACACCAAAAATCAAACACGTCATTCAGATTTAGTAAGATTTCCACTTGGCCAAGGTTGTTATAAATATTTCAAAGATGAGATAGAACCTGGAATGATAACTGATTATTATTGTCAACTTGGAAAAAGACACGTTGAAGCATATTTAGACAACGACGATCATATTGATAGAACAAACGTAAGTGGTACAAGATATGTAACAGGTGAATTTATAATATCGATATATGGAAGTAAAAAAATAAAAGGTTTTAGACAGTGGTTAATTAACAATGATTTTGATCCGGATGATATTACACAGGGTTATGGTAAGGGTGTGCTAGGTTATATTAAAGACTTTGATGCTGAAGAACTTGTGAAAAGGAATGATATATATAAAGTTACTGCAGATGATGGGTATATACCTATATCTAAGACATTTGATTATACTTGGAAAGACGAAGTATTAAAAACGTTTGGGTATAATTAGTTTTAGTCCCTGCTTGGCTACAGAGCCAATTATAATAAAAAAACATAAAAAGGTCAACATAAAATGTACACTTACGGATATAAATTAGTTAAAGTAGTTGATGGAGATACTGTCGATATTGATATTGATTTGGGATTTGGAGTATGGTTAAGAAATCAACGAATAAGACTAATGGGTATTGATACACCTGAATCAAGAACGTCAGATTTGGAAGAAAAGAAATTTGGATTAGCAGCTAAAGAAAGAGTTGCAAGTTTAATTGCCAATGCTAGAACCTTTAAATCAGCATTGGATGAAAAAGGAAAGTTTGGTAGAATTCTTGGTGACTTTGAAGTGTACGATAGCGAGCATGACAAATGGGGAAGTCTGGTAGAGATTTTGATAAAAGAACATCATGGTGTAAGATATCATGGACAAAGTAAAGATGATATTAAACAAGAACATTTAGAGAATAGAAAAATTCTCAAGGAAGCTGGAATCGTATGACAGCTAATCTACTAGCAAAAAATGAAATATATCTTGGTAATCCAAAACTAAAAAGATCTGGTGTACAGATAGAGTATACTAAAGAACAGCTTGAAGAGCTTGCTAAGTGTAGTCATGATATTGAATACTTTTGTAAAAAATATATGAAAATTGTTAACATCGATGAGGGTATTGTACCACTAGAGTTATATGATTTTCAAAAAGAAATTATCAATTCCGTAATCAGAAACAGATTTAGCATTTGTAAAATGCCTAGACAGTCAGGTAAAACAACAACCATGGCTGCTGTTATTCTTTGGTTTGTTTTATTTAATGAATCATTTAATTGTGCAATTCTGGCTAACAAGGCAAGCACAGCTAGAGAGATTCTTGGTAGATTACAAATGGCATATGAATGGTTGCCTCATTGGTTACAACAGGGAATTGTTGAATGGAATAAAGGTAGTCTTGAATTAGAAAATGGTTCAAAGATTTTAGCATCATCGACTTCATCATCAGCAATTCGAGGTGGTTCATTTAGTCTCGTATATCTGGATGAGTTTGCATTCGTTCCACCAGAACTACAAGAAGAATTCTTTGCATCGGTCTACCCTACAATTTCGTCTGGTAGAACGTCTCGTGTTATGATTACGTCAACACCAAAAGGTATGAATCTATTTTACAAGTTATGGGTTGATGCTGAGGAAGGTAGAAACGAATATATTCCAATTCAAGTTCATTGGTCTCAAGTTCCAGGTCGAGATGAAAACTGGAAACAACAAACAATCAATAATACAAGTGAAGAACAATTCAGACAAGAGTTTGAATGTAAGTTTATTGGTTCTTCAAACACATTAATCAATCCTTCAAAACTAGCAATGCTAACATTCCACGAACCAATTCATCAAAGTGAAAATGTTAAGATATGGAAAGAGCCTCAAAAAGGTCACGTTTATGCATTATCTGTTGACACATCAAGAGGAATAGGAAATGATTA